CTGCCGGCCATCCAAACTCTGCGATGTTCCTCGGCTGATCTGTTTTGATCTCGACGAAGTTTGGAAGACGCTCCTTCCACATCGCCATGTATTCGATCATCTCTGGATAAGCCGCACCCGTGTTCAGCCAAGCCACGATCAGACTGTCCCAACGCTCACGCATCAAGTAGAGGCAAGCCAAACTGTCTTTTCCGCCTGAGAATTGGAGACATGTCTTCATGGTCAGAACGTAAAGAGTGAAGCGAGACCAGAGAGGATGCCGACGCCTGTTCCGGCAGCGCCGAGCCCGGTTAAGAAGCTATTGCCGCCCGGCCCACCTGTTCTCGTTTGCGTCTGCGTTCCACCGTAAGGCGTGGCTGACGTTGCACCGAGACGCAGATTGAGCATTTCGATCGGATAGTTTCTTTGCTCAAGCCAGCGGTTGTAAGCATCATCAAGCTGCGCCTGTTGCATCGCTTGGTTTTGCGCGCCAACACCTTCAAGAGCGGCAGCATCCATGAGACGAGCCTGCTGACGAAGGCCCGCAAGAGAACCGAGCTGGTTTGCAGCACCAAGCCGAAGCTCTGCACCCTGAAGGCCAGCCATCTGATTTGCGCGAGCTGCGTTAAACGCACGCTCTTGGTCAGATTGAATAAGACCAGAAGCGCGAGCGAAGGCTTGGTCGCGCAGCTGTGCCGAAAGATCGCCAATGCCTCGAGCCGTTTCTGAAGTAGCTACGCCTTCAGCAATACCTTGGCGAGAGCCACCAAAGGCGCCAGCTGTGCGCGCTTGGTCGCCAATCTGAGCGACGTTCTGGCGCAAAGCGCGGTTAGCGTTCTCAATCGCGCGGTTCTCAACTTCTCCAATGTAAGGAGACATGTATTTGTTGACATCCGCATCAAGGAAAGACTGCGCCTTGATTTGATCTGGATTGTAGCCAGCGATGCTGCTGGTGACATCTGAAGCTCTTTCATACATCGGATTAGTCATGCCGATGCCGCTTCTGATGTAGTTAAACGCAGCTAGTTGATCTGGCGAAAAGCCAGCAATGGTGTTGCCACCATAAGGCTGATACGGCCTCTTAGAGATTTCATCAGCAATAGCCAAATTCTCTCTTGTGACCTCTTCCAACCAAGGAGGAAGTTCAGTCTTATTCGTTACTGTCTGCGCTTTTCCGCCACCGCCGCCCATGTCACTTCCCCTTGTTCGGGTAATACTCCATTACGACTGTCTTCTTCTGCCAGCCGCGCTCTTTGAAGATGCGTTCAAAACCGGGGCGAACAAACGCCCGACCGAACTCAGCTCCTTGCTCCAAAGCCCATTCCTCAACTTCAGGAAAAAGCTCTAGAACGGCATCCATGTCGCCAGCAGACAGAAATATCTCAAGATATTTGCGCTGCGGAGACTGAACGAGGCTCGTCAAGATGATGCCTCGATCGTTATGAAACGCCTGCATCTCGCCTCGCTGGAGGCATCCGATGAGGTCACTCATGCTATGCGTGTCGCTCCCGATCTTGAGCGCCTTCCGCATCTTAGTAAGGAGGCGATCCTTGCTGTCCAAGCGACACCGCCGAAGTCGTTAGGTTGCCCGAGTTATCTACCTCAACCTTATAGACGCTTCCGTCAGGAGATTGAAGTAGCAACGATGAGGATGCAGCGTTCTTAGTAACAGCCGAACTTGCGACCCTGTTGATGTCGTTTAGGGTTCTGGCAAGCGATGACGGGTCATAGGTCTCCGAAGGAGGCGGCAGAGAGTTGCTAGGAGCCGGATAAGATTTCATCGACGACCACCCTGCGGAACAAGATCAAGCCGCATTTCACCGATCGACCAAGGTGCATCTTGGGTCGCCTCAATCTTCACCCGCATCTCTCGGCCAGTGACCCGCGTGTCCGTATATCCGTCAGACCGTGGGTTGTATGGGCCGCTCGTCGTCTCAGCCCCTTCAGGCGTCAGAGACGAATAGAACGTCAAAGCTGTGGATGAATACCCATAGCCGCTGTCAGTAAGGGCCTGACGAACGAAAGTCAGCGTGTTGCCTTGCTGAAGGTTGAGTGAGCCGCTTTCGACATATCTCTCGCCAACAAGAGACAAGCCTGCTGCCGTCCAGCCGTTCTCTTGGTAGTAGATTTCGCCGGCATCATCACTGGCAAGCGGATAGGGGAACACGCCAGCACCGCACGCTGCTGTCCGGCACATCTCACCGATCGACCACCAGCCTTCGGCGTAGTTATAGATCACATACTTTTCAGGCGATGTTTGGCCTGCATCTGGATACCAGAACCACACTTCAGGGAATAAGTTGTTCTCAGAGCCGTTTGTGTAAAGAACGCCAGCAACAGGGTCGATGTTCTCAAACACATACGCCCCTACATCGCATGGCAAAGGCTTCACATAGCCGCCGTCATAAATCCAGAAGCCCTCTCGACCCATCCAGATGCAGCGACCAGCGAACGTGGCGAAGGAACGCGGAGCCATAAGACCGCACCCGAAGCCGATACGCTCGATGCCGTAGACGTAAGGCAGGCCAATGAAGCGCATCAGCCATGCTTCGTCTTCAGTCCACAGCAGGATGCCTTCACGGACTTGCGTAGCCATGATGAGACGGCTTTGCGTCTCAAGGTCGAGGAAGCCCGCCGTGTTTGTCGGGTCTGAGAAGTTCCAGTTTGTGTAGTCTTCGCGGTTCGACCAAGCAACCCGACGCGGATTGCCGTTAAAACCGAACAGAACAGCGTGACGCTCCTGCGTCACGACAACGCCACGGTTGTTTGTCGGGATGCCGTCTTCCGATACCGTGCCGCCTGTGCCTGTTGTATCGGAACCGCTGTCTGCGAATGTGAATGTCGTCGGGTTTGGAACCGTGTCGATCGTCCACTCGTCATTGAACGCGCTTACAGTGTTACCGGCAATCGTCACTACATCACCCGGCGAATAACCGTGTGGGAAAGTCGTCGTGACAGTCACGACATTCGACACTCGCGCTGCTGTCGATATAACTGCATCACCGGCTTCGTTCACAACGCTTTCGCCTCGAGACCAATGCAGCAGGCGACCGTCGCTTGACGACACAGCAAGCAGCTCTTCGCCCCAGTTGTCGAACGTCCAAGTGAACGCCGGAATGTAGAACGATGATTGAGGACGACGATCGGCAACAGGAAGCGCCGCAGTGCCGCCTGAAGACGAAGCGTTCGTCGCCGTCTGTGCGTAAGTGAAGGTCGTCGATGTGAGGACTGTGATCGTAAAAGTGCCGTTGAAAGAGCTGTCTGTCACGCCAGCAATCAGCACCGACATACCGCTGATAAAGACATGCGGCGCAGCTGTAGTGATTGTCACTACGTTCGACGTGCGAACGGCTGTTGAGATAGACACAAGGCCATAATCAAGGCCATACAGCAGCTCGCCGTAATCGCCAGCACCATAAGCACCGTATTGCCCCGTTTCCGGCGATATGTAATTCGGTGGCGTTACGTCAGAAAAAGTTGAACCTTCAAGAATGTAGAGCTTCTCTTCAGTGCCGATCGCCGCATACGGCGTGTTGACGTTATCAGCCCATGCAAAGATCGCACGCGCAGGACCGTCAAGCGGAGAAGAGGTCAAACGCTGCCAGCCGCCAACCGGCTGCAACTTGCCTGCCTGCCAGCGGATTAAATTTGCGTCCCAATAACGCCCCTTAGCTTGCAACGGAGTTGCAGGCTTGACGACGCCGGGAGGAAGGCTGACGGGGGCATAAGGCATCACGCGACCTCAGTTCTCGACATCACCGATGCGTAATGTTCTACGTCATTCACGCGACGGGTCCAACCCCTACCGAACGTGTTGAACGTGCTTAGTCCTTGCAGGAAGTCCATGCGCGCATCGGTATAGGCTTGAATGAAGGCTTCATCGCCCTTCGCGTCACAGTATTCCTTGATCTTAGCCAGCGTTTTCGGCCCCATCGCACCGTCTTGCGTTGCGCCCGCAATCTTCTGAGCAAAACGAACAGCTCGAGCAGGACCAGAGTTCACCGCAAAGTCGTAGATTGCGAAGTCCACACCTGACGGCAGATCGTCGCCACGCACCCGGTCCCAATACCGTTCACGGTAGAGCGGCTTCACCTTCTCCGGCGTCAGCGCACGCATGTCGGTCTCACTGGCCTGCCGGCCTGTGTAGTCCTCCCACACGCGCTTCGTCACGCCAAGGTTCGTCATGCCGCCGGGATCGCGTGGATGGTTCACCAAACCACCCTCATGCTTCAGCGTCTCAAGAAAGGCTTTGTCAAAGTTCTCTTTCAACGGCTTACACCCTTGACCTTTTCAAACGTGCGAAGGCCACCAAGACCGAGCATGCCGAGCGTCAGTCCCATCAAGGCTTCGATGTTGAAGGACGGCAGCGGGATCGGGTTGCCAGCCATCGTTGAAAGCCATGTGATGAGCGGACCGAGAACGTAGATAAATGCAAACGCGAAAGCGCATGTCCAGCCAAGAGCAGGACGCCACCCGGCAACGAAAAGGCTGCTGTGCTTGGCTTCTTCCAAGTTCACGTCAGCCTGCATCTTGTCCCACGCCTGAAGGCTGTCGCGCAGCTCCTTCTCAGCCTTCACTTTGGCTTCAGGATCAGGAATGAACTTGTCGATGACCTTCAGGCCAGCGGCTACTGCATCTCCGATGCCGAATGTCATTTGTCCACCTTCGCGTCTAGCTTGTCGAAGATTTTTCCGAGCATCTTTTCGATACGCGCAACGGCTTCTGCGAAGTCGTCTTTGCGAACGTAGCTCACCGGAAGATCACGCTCTAAGGCGCGGATGTCGTCACGCAATGCTGCGACGGCATCCCACAGTTGACGAGCAAACCATCCAAGAGCCGCGAGGACTGCACCAATGGCGAAGTTGAGGACGTGCTGCAAGTCCATCGCCGTTCTCCGTATTACTTAGCCTCAAGAGCAGAAACGCGCGCTTCAAGTGCTTCGATTTTTGCGACTGCTTCCTGCAATGCGGCAGTTAAAAGCGGAACAAGTTTCGCTTGGTCGATTCCTTGCGGGGCAATGTCGCCGTTTTCGTCAACGGCATCCTTCTCGCCAGTGACGGCTTCAGGCACAACGGATTGCGCTTCATGCGCGAGGAAGCCATCGACCTTTGGACCATCCAAATCAGCGAGCCAATTAAACCGGCACGCTTTGAGATTTTTTAGTCGATCAACCGCATCAGACAAAGGCTCTACGTTTGTCTTCAAACGATAGTCTGATGTTGTCGTGAAAGTCGTTGCTGTTGACGAGTTTTGTATCGAGCCAACTGTATTGCCGTTGTAGTAAAACACACAGGCAGTCGTATTCCCTGTGCCGGAGGCAGTGGATTTAATGAAGTTAATGCGGCCATAATCTAAGTTTGTGTATATCCATGTGCCGCCTGAAGTTAAGTTGGTGTTTGTTTTACCAACAAGAAGAGAGCCATTAACTATCCTCATTTGCTCTGTTTGGCTCGTAAAGAACCGCATGGTGTCAATGTCATGCTGATACGAAATCTGTCCAGCATTATTCGCTGAACTATCGCCAAACAAAACGCCAGAGAATTGAGTAGTGCCAGAAACATCTATTGCAATAAATGTATCGTCGGAGGCTCCAGTCCCCGTATTTTTTACGCGCAAAGGAATATCAACGCCCGTTCCTTGCACATCAAGTTTGTAAGCCGGGCTTGTCGTTCCAATGCCGACCTCGCCATCAGTATCAATCCGCATGGCTTCAGCATTGTTTGTGCTGAAAGTCAGCGGAAGAAACGTCCCTGTGCCTTCACGGTTAGAGATGACCTCTACAGCTGAAGAGGATGCCCTGATCTCGCCGTAGGACGAATTGTCAGGATTTGAATTGTTGTAGACACGATAGATCGCAGTCGTGTCTGTGCCGTTCGGAGCAGCAGGAACAATAGTTGTGCCGTTAGTCGTCGATGTCTGGAAGATGACCCGGTTCGCTGGCGTGGCGTTGCTGAAGTCGCCAGTAATGCGACGACCTGTTCCAGAGAACGCAAGGTTCGTCCCAAGGCTAAATGTGCCTGTAATAGATAGCGTCTTAGTCGAGCCAACATTCAAGCCGACAGACGTGCCGTTTCCAGCCGCAGCAAACACAGCGTCAATGGCATCGAGATCGGAATTTAATTTCCCACCCCATGTGTCACGACTTGCCCCAACCTCCGGCTTCGTCAGGTTAAGGTTCGTTGTAAAACTGTCAGCCATTTATCGGCTCCCTCAGTTGAGACGCTGCCAGCTATCGCTGCCAGACGGTAAAACGGTCCATGACTGAGACGCAGGCACTACAGGCGTCCAATCTTCTGCTGATACATTCAGAGGCGTCCACGCTTGCTCTTCTAAGCTATACGGCGTCCACGTCTCTGCATCAATAGGCTCTGGCTCCCACAGCTTCCTGCCGTTCGCAGTCATGTCAGACGTGATGACACATCCGGCTGATGAGAACTGAACGCGGATAGCAACCGCCGTCATGTTCGACGTGATTGCAATGGCTTCAGATGCCGAGAAGTCAGCTGTAGCGCCAGCTGCCACTGACGCCACTATAGAAATTGCTTCTGATGCGTCCAAAACCCTGACAGCATCAGCCGTCATATTGCTGACAATCGAGCAATCAGCCGAAGCCGTGATTGCTACATACGGGTCAGCCGTTCCGTTTGTCGTGCTTGCGCCAGAAGCATCGACTTCAGCGACACGCTGCCCAGATGCCGACATCGACGATGTAGATACAGCAGAGGCCGAAGCTGTCGTAATGGCCTTCGCCGTTGCATCCATGTCCGATGTGATCGGAATGTTGCATGTCGGGAGCTGTGTGTTCGCCGCTGCCGCCCCTGACGATGTTGTGATCGCAGAGAGGAACGTGACCTGGAAGATGCGAACTGCATCTGCCGCCGCGTTTGACTGAACGGTTGATGCAGCAACGGCGCTGGCATCAATTACGCCAGACGCCGCCATATTCGATGTAACGGCAGACGTAGCAGCGGCTTCTACTACATAGCCTGAGCCATATAGTCCTTCGCCGTAGTCTGCTACGCCGTAATCAGCCATCTATTAGTCCAGCGTGATCGTAAGTGTGCCTGCATTGAAACGCAGCACGTCGCCAGACTGAATGGTCTTTGAAGCTGTCAGATCAGCGAACGCGATCAAATTGCCGCTGGTCGAAGCATCGAAGATGCCAGCAGCGACGATCGTGCCCCAGTTGCCTGTAGCTGTCGGAAACTCGATTGCAGAAGCGTTCTCGGCTGTTGTCGGAGCCGTGCCAGAAACAGTGAATGTGGCAGCTTCACGCACATAGGCGTTGCCTGACACTTCAGTTCCGCCGCCGCCTTCACCCGGAGCAACAGTGAAGAGACCGACATACCAAGATGTCGGACGTGTTGCAGAGTTCGTTGTGAAGAGCCAATCAAGAACAAGGTCTTCAGCGAAGTTAGTTAAGCCGGCCATCAGTAGACCCTCCGTGCTCTAGCTACCAGCGGAGAGCCGCTGTGAGTTGATTTCATGCTCTCTTCGTTCAATGCCTCAATGCGTGAGCTGTAAAGCGTGGCAAAGACAGGCATCCGCTGGTCGTCCATAAGGAACGGCTGCGCGTGCATAAGAGCGCCATAGAGATAAACGTCAGGCGCTTTTGTGAGAAGCCAGTTTGTCGAGACTTGCGCCGACAACGGAGTGATCTTTCCGTAGTAGATCATCTCAATGTCAACGTCAGAACCGGGCGCAGGAACAAGCTCAAGCGCGCCGTTCATCAGCGAGAACGCTACGACATTGGTATATATATTCTCTTGAATGATGCGATCAGCCTCATCAAGCGTCACATACCGAAGCGGCTGTTTTCCGTCGATGATGTGAAGGTTGATCGCCTCGAGCCAATCAGCCGGCAGCTGCACATATTCG